TAGAAAACATTTGGTACTACGGCACTATGGCCCGTACCGCATGGCTGGACAGTGGTCTTCAAGACTACCCAATTGCAGCCACCTACAGCAACAACCTTGTCAGCCATGAACTGGGTGTAGACGATGGCGTAACCGCCACCCTTGCGCCAATCACCGCATTCATCACCTCATCTCAGTTTGACATTGACGATGGGCACAACTTCTCTTTTGTCTGGAGGATGCTGCCTGACCTGACCTTCAACGGCTCCACAGACGGGACGACACCCAGCCTGACCATGCAACTCCTGCCGCTACAGAACTCAGGCTCTGGTTTCAACAACCCCAAGTCAGTCGGTGGAGACAGCAGCAGCGCAGAGGGCACAGTCACAGCCACCCAGACCTATCCGATTGACCTAGACACCTACAACGGGCAGTTGAATATCCGAATCAGGGCAAGGCAGATGGCTATGAAGATCAGTTCAAACACCCTTGGCACACAGTGGCAGATGGGCGCTCCAAGAATCGACATCCGTCCTGATGGTCGAAGGGGCGGCTAATGGCACAAAAGAACGTAGTAGCCCCCCGGCTACCTAGCCCCCCACAGGAGTACGACCCTGCGTACATGAACCAACTGTTGAGCTTGCTGCGCCTGTACTTCAACCAACTGGACAACGCAGGGCCAATGGCGGGTTCTACCCAAACCAACGGAACCACTGTAGTATCGGGCCTGAGTTTCTTCCCTACGTCTGGCACAGACCCCAGCTTGCCAACAGATGCTGACTTTGCCAATTTGCGAATCGGGGACGTTTACCGAGATACCCAGAACGGTGTGATGAGCAACAACCAAACGCTTAAAATAAAGACTGCACTATGAGTTACAAACGCATAGAACTTGAATATGTTGAGTTTGCTGAAGCAGACGATATATGGGTTCGGGCTTACACTGTGAAAAAAGCCAACACAATTATGGCGCAACACGTCCATGTGCATGACCATATAACTCTTGTGGCAAGTGGCTCTGTTGAGGTATGGCAAGACGGCGAATTTGTAGGGCAATTTGACGCACCGTCTATGATTACAATCTTAGCGGGTAAAAAACATGCTTTCAGAGCCACTACAGACAATGTGATGTTGTGCTGTTTACATAATTTACGAGGGACTGATCTAAAATCTCCCGAAGTTTTAACTCAAGAGGTTAATCATGCCATTTTTAATAGCAGCATTTGAAACAGCAATGGCAGCAGAAGCGGCGGCGGCTGTTGCCGCTGCTAGCATGTTTGGGGCTGAAGTCCTTGGGGCTGCGGCTGTACCTGAATTAGCAGCAGTTGGCGCAGAAGCACTTGGAACAGCGGGGACTGCTGCGGCAATACCAGAAGCTGCAATGGGGATAAACGCGATCAACCCAGAATTGTTTGCTGGCGCAGTAAACAGCGGCGCAGTTAATCCAGCAACTGCATTTAATGACATTCCCGGCCTTGCAGATAAATTAGCAAATCTGCAACCGGGAGAAGCTTTTTCTAACCCTAATGCATTAGCTGAAGTAAATAGATTTGGCGCTAGCCCAATGGCATCGGGAAATATGGCTGGCCCCGGTACTCAAGTAACAGCAAGTGCTAATAAGGGAATTATGCCCTACGGCTCTAGCGCTGTTCCCCCCGCTGCTACTCCTTTTGCCCCTGCTGGCTCTACCTCTCCTGCTGGCCCTCCACCCCCTGCTCCTCCTGCGTTTGATTCTTCCGCTGCTTTAAATGCTAACGGATTAGGGGCCATTCCTCCCAATGTGCCTCCTACCCCTGCTGAACCTCCCGGCTTTTTTGATAAATTAAGCGATGCATTAAGCCCGTTGCAAAAAGGGTTTCAAACAGCGCAAAAGTTTGTAAAAGAAAATCCTTTGGCATCAGGGCTGGGATTAACTGCTATTAGCCGCATGGGTAGTTCTGGGGATTCCATGCCAGATACCACTTACAACGGCCCACTAAGCAAATATAAACTTAGCCCAAATTTTAAAGGAAGGTTTGCTGATCCACGTTCTTTTAGAACCGCAGCTTCAGGTGGGATTATTGACTACAAAGAGGGTGGTACAACTGAAAAACCTTTAGTTCATGCTGACATGGGCATAGCAGTTGATACTGATCCTGAAACAAACAAATTAAGTCCTATGGACGCTGCAAGAAAACGGGCTGAAAGATTAAGAAAGCGTTATGGTATATCCATACCTGAAATGCAAGCTCCTACACCCATAGACGAAATAAACGTAGGCCCACGAACCGCAGCCCACGGCGGGATAATGCAAGTTAAACGCTTTATGGAGGGCGGTAGTGAAGCTGGTGGTGGTGATGCAGGTGCTGGTGATGCAGGTGCTGGTGATGCAGGCGGTGGGGGTGCAGATGTAGGCGGTGCTGGCCCACCCGGTGATACAGCGGCATCGGATGCAGCGGCTTTTGGAGCAGCGCAAGCAGCAGCAGAACAATCAGCAGCGGCAGAGGCAGCGCAAGTAGCGGCAGATCAAGCGGCAGAGGTAGCACAAGCAGCAGAAGTAGCGGCGGCAATGGCGGGATTTAATGCTAATCCTGCTAGTAGTGCGTCTTTTAGTAGCCCTAATGCTCAAACCACAGCAAGTCTTGGCCCCGGCATTATGAGCGGTTCTAATACTAGCGTTGCAGATGTAGGTGAATCTGTAAGTGGTAGTTATAACGGTAATTTAGCAGCGGATGTAGCAGCGGCGGCAGACAGCTATGGAGCAGCGCAAGCAGCAGCAGATCAAGCAGCAATGGCAAATGCAGCGGCAGATCTTGCCGCTGCTGAATCAGCGGCACCGGGGGGAGTAAATGCACGTGGTACTGGTTTATTTGGTAGTGGCCCCGGTGGTCTTTTTGGCCCAGTAAATACTGGTGGATTAAGCGGATATTCTGGCCCCCGTGATAGTAGTTTTGACGGCGGTGGTGGCGGTAACGGGATTGATTCTGTAGAATTGCCAAAAACACCAACCAAACCAAAAACTAACATTGATAATTTAAAACCAAAGCATGTTAATCCAAAAGATTTTAGGTCTTCTTTAAAAACATCTTCGCCAACCACAGATCCTTATGAGCATTATAAAAATTATAATGATGCGGATTACAATTATCTTAGAACACCGAGTATGCCTGTAAGAAACCCAATAACAACATTTAATACACCGCCATCTAATGCAGGCATGACAGATTTTTTCAGTAAATTTAATGGTGTAAAAAACCCAAATAAATTTAGGCAACCAGATTATAATCCCCCAAATTATAATGATAATGATTATGATTATTTATTTGCACAAGGTGGTATATTAGGTATTAATCCTCAAGGTGGTATGAGTTCTTTGGGTGGTTATGCCCGTGGAGGAATGCCTCGGCTGCTTGATGGCCCCGGTGATGGCATGTCGGACAACATTCCTGCAACCATTAATGACAGACAACCTGCACGGCTAGCTGATGGAGAATTTGTAATTCCCGCTGATGTGGTGTCTCATTTAGGTAATGGATCAACCAAAGCTGGGTCAAAGAGACTACATTTAATGATGGATCAAGTGCGCCGTGCCCGTACAGGTAACCCAAAACAAGGCAAACGTATCAATCCTGATAAATTTATGCCAAAATAACCATGCCAATTTATCATATTGAACCTCGGTTTTTACCTAAATATTGGCCTATAGCAGCGCCATTATTGCAAAAAGCAATTGATATTGACCCTGAATCAATAACAATTGAACAGGTAGAGTATTCAATCCGTACAGGACGTGTTTTTTTACTTGTATGGGAAGAAGATGATAAAGGTGTTACTGGCGCAGTTACTGTTGAATTTATTGATTATCCAAGAGAACGAATAGCGCATGTAAATTTAATGGGTGGTAAAGGTGTAGTTAGAAATCATGTGTTTGAAGAAGCTAAAAATTGGATGCGTCAATATGGTGCTACAAAAGCACAATGTTGGGCTAAAGGATCATTAGTTCAAATGTATGAAAAAATGGGTTTAGAAAATACTCATCATGTAATGAGGATTAAATTATGAATTTGCTAGATATAAAACGTAAACTCTTACCGATGAGTGGTTATGCAGGTAGCGGTGGGGGAGGGGGTGGGGGCAGTCAAAATGTAAACAGCACAGTTACAAACTCTAACATCCCTGCTTATGCTCAACCCTATGTAGAAGGCATGTTGGGTGCTACTCAGAAACAAATATTTCAAGGTGACACAGACGCAGAGGGTAACTATAATATAACGGGATTTCAACCTTATAGGGCTTTTGGCGGGGATTATGATGAGCAGGGAAATCAAACTGGTTATGATCCTAGCGCGGGAATAGCTGGGTTTAGCCCACTTCAAACTCAAGCCCAGACAGGTATAGGTAATTTACAAGCACCTGATGAATTTAATGATGCTTTAGATTACACCGGCAATGCTATGGAGCAGGCTAGGACTGATTATTATGATCCTAGTTATTACGAAAATCAATACCAAGCCCCTGATAACCTTGGCTATAACGCAAGAAATTCAAGAGCAGCTAATGCTGGCGATGCATATACAGCCGATTCTCAAGGCTATGACGCATCTACTTATGGGGGTGATAATGCTGGCCCAGCAGAACGGTTCTATGGAGAAAAGGCTAATGCAGCCCAATTAGGTGCAGCCCCTACAGAAACAGCCGCAACTGGTATCGCTCAAATTAGCGGCAGCGAACAATTTGGTGGGCCAAGGGATGTAAACGCACGACGAGCAAGTGAAGAGCGTGTAAACGCACCTAATCTGCGCGATCTAAGCATGAATGCGGCAAATGATGTCACAACCAGAAGTTTTACTGATCAGGGGACAGCAGATTCCTATATGTCGCCCTACATGCAGAATGTGGTGGGCGTTCAGCAACGAGAAGCGCAAAGGGCCGCAGATGTAGCTACAACTGGACGTAGGGGTGAGCAGACCAGAGCGGGTGCTTTCGGTGGCTCCAGAGCAGCCATCATGGACGCTGAAGCTGCTCGTAATCTTGCCACTCAAAAGGGTGACATTCAAGCGCAAGGATCACAGGCTGCATACCAGCAGGCGCAGCAACAGTTCAATGCGGAACAAGGACAGGGACTACAAGCCGCCCTTGCTAATCAAGGAGTGCAACAACAAGCCAATTTGCAAAACCTCAGTGCGGGTCTTCAAACGCAAGGTCTAGGCGCTCAAACCGGGTTACAGGCACAGCAGTCCAATCAGCAGTACAACATGCAAGGCCAGCTTGCCAATCAGCAAACTGATCTTGCAGCGCAACAGTCTAACCAAGGCATGGACTACAACACAGGTATGCAAAACGCACAGATGCGTCAGCAGATGGGTTTAGCAAATCTTGGTAACAGACAGCAAACAGAAATGGCAAATGTCGGTAATCGACAACAAACTAATCTTGCAAATCAAGCTCAACGAGGGCAATTTGCATTGCAGCAGGGGCAGTTTGATCAAGCTGCTAACGCGCAGACATCGGCACAAAGACAAGCAGCAGGTATGAGCAATCAGCAAGCTGCTAACCAGATGGCTCAATACAACTCTGGGAATCGACAACAGGCAGGAATGCAGAATGCAGCTTTACGTAGTCAAGCTAGCCAGTTTGGGGCAGGGGCTGCTAATCAAGCAGGACTGTCTAACGCGCAAGCTGCTAACCAGATGGCTCAATACAACACAGGAAATCAACAACAAACCAATCTTGCTAATCAAAACGCACAAAATCAAGCTCGGCAATTTGGCGCAGGACAAAATCTTACTTCAGCGCAAACTAGAGCGCAATATGGTGCAACGGCAAATCAACTTAATGAACAATCAAGACAGTTTGGTGCTAATAATAGGCAACAAAATTTACAAGCACAATTACAGGCAGCTAATCAATATGGGCAATTAGGTAATCAAAGACTTGTAGCACAACAAGGCATTTTAGGTTTGCAAAACGCTACTGGCGCACAACAGCAAGCTTATCGGCAGCAGATTAATAATCAAGCCATGCAAGATTATGCTAATGCACAACAATATCCAATGATGCAGTTGGGAACAATGTCTAATATGTTGCGTGGGTTGCCGATGCAAGCCCAAAGCACTCAGATGTATGCGGCTCAACCTAATTTTATGACGCAAGCCGCTGGAACCACTGGCGCATTAATGAATTATCCGTATGAAAGAAAAGCTAGCGGTGGCCTTGCAGCTATTCCTAAATATGATGTAGGAGGTGCTGTACGAAACAAATTAGAAGGCATGACTCCGGATAATATAAAAGAATATCTTAAAGAATCTGATAGTCCAGCAATACAAAAAATGGCTAAAGCAATACTCCGGGAAAAAACGGGTATGGCTGGCGGTGGCATCATTGCGTTTAAGCAAGGTGACTCCATTGATGAAGAAATTGCTCAAGCATACAATGCCCCACGTGAAACCCCCAGAGATGTAGCAGAGCAACGCGCTGCGGCTGTAACAGGATCTAACCGCCCCGGCACAGTTGCCCCACCTAACCCAAGGGCAATAACAGCAGTGCCAGCCCAAGCTCAAGCCCAAGCTCCAGCAAGTCCATTAATGGATTTTAGTAAAGAACAAACATTACTCGACACGCAACGAGCGGAAGCTACTGCAAAACAAGCATTTGCTGACAGGCCTCAATCAGCTTTTATTGCAGAAGCTCAAGCGGGTAGAAAAGCACTGGGCCTAGATCAAAATGAAGCTTTAGCTACTCAACGTGCGAATGTAATGGCAGAAAAAGCAAATCTTAAAGATGAAGCTGAATACAAAAGAAAAATGACGTTAACAAAATTTTTCTTAGCATGGGGAAGTACGCCGGGTAATACGCTTATTGCAGGAATGAAACAATTTGAAAAAACTATTCCTGAACTACTACAAAATGCTGATGACGAAAAGAAAGCAAAGAAAGAAACTGATAAAGTTATTTATGAACTAGATAACGCTGTTCGTCTAGAAAAAATGGGTTTATATAACGAATCTACAGCATTAAAAAACAAAGCTGCGGAGCTAGCAAACGCTCTAGCAGAGCAAGTTAGAAAATCTCAAGAAGCTCTGTTAAAATCAAAAAAAGATGTTTCTGTGGCTGGAGCGCAAATTAAAGGACAAGAAAATGTAGCAGGTATACAAGCGAGATCGGCAGCAAACGTAGCAGGTATAAGTGCAACATCACATAAGGAAACCGCAGCGGCAATGAGGGATTCTAAAGATGCAGCAAAAATGGCAGATCTTTTTAAAGACGCTGGAGATAAAATTAATTCTGCCCAAAATAATTTTGTAGTTGATAATTCAAAGAAAACTAGCGCATATCATATAGCTAGCGAAACCATAAATCGGCATGGGGGGAAAGAAAACCTTGACCCTGATATAAAAAGAAAATTAGATTTAGCTATAAAAACAGTAGCTGATATAGAAGCAGCCCATAAAACAAAAATAACCCAACTTGAACTACGAAGAGATGCTATAGGTAAAGAATATTTTGGAGCAGGGAAATATGATGCTATGACTACTTCTGGAAGTCCCACTGCACCTCCTAATAATTATGTACTAGATAATAAAAAATAACTATGGCATTTCCCACTGCTACTAATCCGGAGACAGGGGAACGGGTTGTTTTTATTAACAACTCATGGCAACCTTTTGCTCAGTCAGCTACAAATCCTGATAGCGGAGGTAAAGCCTACCTCATCAATAACTCATGGGTAACTGATACCGTAGCAGCGCCGCGCTCCGCAGAGGTTCAAAAAGGCCCGAAAGTTTTAGGGGAAGATGACACATCAAGTGATTTTGTCCGGGCTTTGGGAAATCTCCCCGGTCAGACTCAAGGCCTTGGCGGTAGTATGCAAGCAATGGCGGGGCTTGCAGCTAAGAAGATGGGTTTTGAAGAGA